CATTTTTGCTTAGTCCACTTCTTGAGGCTTTTCTGGGACTTTTTAAGAGCCATTAGTCTTTGTACCCACCACCTGCTTTCTTATAAGCAGCAGCAAGCATTTGAGCTTTTCTAGCACTCCACTGACCTTTAGAGCCACCTTTAGAGCCAGACTTAATTTGGTTAAAAAGGCGCTTTCTTAAAGAAGGTTTTGTGTAGTTACCAGCCTCATTAACCCTAGACTTGGCTTTTGGCTTTTTTTTCTTCGCAGCCATTAGCCGTAACTTTTCGATACCTGCATGACGATGTTATACACATCACCGCTAGAATGGCCCACAGTAGTAAACTGTACGTCACCCGTTTTACCGGAACCCGCGTTATTGGGAATGCCGCTAAAGTCAGTAAAGTCTATTGTGTCTGACCAGTCAGCGTTAAGCTGCCAAGCAAGAACATCAGTCGTTGCATCAAAAAATATTTTTACGCCCATACCAATAGTGGAGTAATAGATTTTTTGAATCGTTACGCCAGAACAAGCGGCACCAGACATTGGGTCGCTCGATAAGCCCGAAGCATCTATTTTGGTTACTGCGCTTTCACCTGAGCCATCACTGACATTAGTAAAGCGAAATATAGCGGTCTTGCCGCCATCTTGTATTGTTTGTGTGGCTACTGCATCAGCCATTTGTACACCTCGCTTTCATGTTTAGTTATGGCTGGTCGAAACCAGCCACATGTAGCCAGTCTTACTGGTCAGCAAATGCAGGCGCAGTTGCGCCCGTTACAGTGCCAAAGATCTGATAATTAGTGGTATTCAAACCCATAATTGTCACATCAAAACCAGCAGGTACATTTATCTGAATGCTGCTGTTTGAGTTGCCGTCAGAAAACACCGCGCTAACCTCGTTGTCAGTGTCAAGGAATGTAACACCGCCAATGTAAAAGTTAGAGTTACCGGGAGTTACAATGATTGCATCAGTAGCATCCGCTGCTCCACCAGCGTAAACAAACCTAAACATAGAACCAGCTATTGGTGCTGGCAACGTGTAGGTATTGTCTTGCCCGCCGTCTGGAACAAGTAGAATTCTTCCGCTATGAGTTGCATTAGTCAGCGTTACAGCCGAATCAGCAAGACTAACAGGCCCATCACCAATCGTAGCGACTTCAGTAATCGCGCCAGTGGTGCTGTTCTTGCTAACAGTCTTAAAGGTACTTTCGGAGCGTACCGCTCCAGTAAAAGTGGAATTAGCCATTAGGTTCTCCTGTCGTGGCTAGTGTCTAAGGTTTCACATGAAACACTCAGTCAGGATTAAAACAAAAGGGGGGCAAAACCCCCCGAGTGTTTAGCTTGAGCCGGGAGATCCGTAGATTCCCAGAGGATCAGATACGCCGAAGCTGTAACGCTCTCGCGCCTTGTAGCGCACGTTACCCGTATCGAAGTCACCGTCCATTGAAGTTTCCAGCGAAGTACGCTCGAAATGCTTCAACCCGTTAGGTATATCAGTGATGATATAGAAGGCGTTTGTATCAGTCAGATAGTGATTAACTGCATACCCTTCAGGGATTGCTCCCATGTTGCGGATAGCGTTAATGTCATTATCTGAAGTTGACACTCGCTGCGTTGTTTCAAGCAAACGATCTGCTGTAAACATCAAAGCGGGTGGCACGATCAAACGTCTTGGTCTAGCAGCGATCAACAAACCTCTTTCATCTGTGAAGGCAGCAATATCAATAATTGCGTTCTCCAGAGATGTTTCATTGAGGTCAGCAGCCGTTGAAGGACGGTTGTTGTTTTTACCACCTGAAACAAGAGGGTGACCGTCACCGCCGGTTACGCCGTCACCACTTGCTGTAAACAAGTTAACACCATCACCTGATTGGTAGGAGTTGGTGAAACCGTTATTCAGCGGGTTAACAGACTTGACCTGCTTAGTGTAAGCCATTGCCCGTGCCAGAGCTTTTGTATATCGCGCAGAAAGCGAGTCGTAGAGGTTATCCTCCATCGCTTCCTCGGTTATAGCAAAACCCATAGCAATCGTTTCATGGTTGTATCGTGCCGTGAAAGATTCTTGTGCTGAATCATAAGAGATTGCAGAACCTTCATTCTTCACAGGGGCGGCAGCAAAGCCACTAAGCTTTACTTCCTCTTCAAAAGAACGATCAGAGCTTTCAGTCTCATAAATGAGATCATGCTCGTCATCATACTTTTCATACTCCAAACCAAACAAGGCATTAAGCCCCGGCAGGAGTTCTTTCAACATTTGCGCTCTTGAAATAGCCATTGATTAGACTCCTAGCTTGGTTTCATACGCATGACTCAAGGGCAGATAGGTCACAAGACAGTCGGTAAAGGCATCGCCTACCGTGCTGCTCGGGCCTTCTACAAACTCAAGGACGCGGAGTGGAAGTGAATTTGTCGTAGCAATAGAGCCGCCGTCTAAGGCGTTCTTACTACGTCCGATTGCGGTTGATCCCGCTGTGTTAACCGCAGAGATGTTGTTGCCAAGACCCGTTTGGGCAATAGCTTCATCACCTTGCATTTTGAACACTAACTTAGGATCGTCAACAACATAGGCCATAATATCCGAAGCCGTTGTAGAGGCAGGATATTGCTGGTTGAATGTTAATTGACTTGTAGATGGGTCAGTGTAGGAACATCCCACAAAGATACCAACCGTGCCAGCAACAACAGCAGTTGTTACTGCGGCTTTCTCAACCGTGCCAGCCGCAACTAGCTTGACGAAATCACCGTAAAAGATAGCAGTGCCGTAAGCACTAGCAATCTTCATGTGCCTTACTTTACCGGAGTACGAACCACTAGCACTTAGCGTGTTAACAGGTTCCGCCCCATTTGGGGTAGCAGAAGTAGCCATATATATGACCTCCTATGTTAAGAAACCACCCCACCCAAGGGTTAGTTTCTGCCGAATGTTGTCCTCGTACTTCTCTCAGGATCTAAGAGCGGCATACGAGGGTCATTTTCTCTGAGATAGTTGTTATCAACAGACTCCATCTGGTTGTCAGCCACCTTTTGGAAGTGCTTGGATCTTGCCCGCATTTTTCCTTCCGGTGCCTTGCATAAAAGCAAACCGCCAACTTCAATGTTGCCTTTGAATTTAGAACCCATATCAGACTCCAGCATGAGTTCTGGATGGTCTTCAGCCTTTACAGGCTCCCAACCTTCCCGAAACATTCTGGACGTATGAGTTGCATCTGTCTGACCTAGAATACTTGTCCTGACCCAACGAAAAACCCAGCCATCTTGTGGCTCGGGGTCGGGTATTACAGAAGCAGGTTTCCAAGAATCGCTTGGTCTGACATCACTATCTCTTTCTTGTACATTTCTAGGGGTGCGCTCTTCAGCCATTGGTGATCTCCCAATTAAACATATTTGGCATATTGTTCGTCCGTTAATCCCAACCTCTTAGCGAGAGAGCGTTGGGATGGCGAAAGCTTCACTGTGCGAGGTTTGGCCCCATTATTTCTAGTTGTGGGGGCCACCACCATCGAAGGCTGACCGGCAGTCGAAGCTCGCTCTTGCTGGGAATTCCCAACCTGCCAATCATAATTTGGAAACGCTTGTCTAACCGTTTCATCAATCTGCCTGAAATATTCAGGAGAATTAGGCTTTACACCCTGATTCACTAACTCTGCATGTTTGCCGTAAGCAAGTGAGGTCATCGCCTCATGACCTTCTGCCATGAACCAAGGGTTTCCCGCCGCCCACTCCTGAGTCTCAGGATCGGGTTGTTGCGGTTGTTGCGGTTGTTGTCGAGGCTGTGGAAACTGCTGCTGTTGCTGCTGCGCCCAAGCCTGCTCCTGTTGTTGCTGCTGGGCCTGTTGATTCGCAGCACTCTGGGCATAACGATCAGCTTCAGTTAGCTCCGCTGTTGCCTTGTTCAGAGCTTGCTGGGCCTCAACCACATTATCTGTGTTGCCTTCCTCGTAAGCTTGACGATACTGCTCTTTAGCCTGCTCAACAGATAGCGCGGCGCGTTCTTTAATCTGACCAATTAAAGCCTGCTCACCTCTACCTATCAGGGATTCATACTCCCTGTTCTTTTCTGCGATTTGCTGGGCGACACGATAAGCTTCGTCCCGCTCGGCAACCGCAGAGTCTCTTTTACGCCTCTCTTCATGAGAATCGTATTTGAGCTTGTTAATCCTTTTCTGGACTTTTTTGCCGTACTTAGATAGTTCGTCTTCAGTCAGTTCGCCGTCTTCTGCTTCCGATGCAACCTCAACAGCTCCATCATCAGCTTCTTCAACAAGCTCCTCCTGCTGACCGCCTATCTTGGTGCGTACACCAAAAAATCTATCCTCGTCGGACATTCGCTCTATATCTACATTTTGTTCGCTCATGCCTTAACAATCCCCCTTGGATCTTCGACAACAGCTTCAACACTGTCGTCATTGATCAATCTGAACTCTTTTCCGTGGACTTTAAATCTTGTGCCGCTGTAAGAGCGCATCAAAATCCAATCCCCTTCTGAGCAGAAAGGCCCAGATGGAAATCTTCTCTCATCGTTATAGCAGTCTGGCCCCATTTTGGTGACAAACCCAACGATAGATCCGATCTCCTCTTCGTAGAGAGTTTTGTTAGACTTGAGGATGCCGCCATCGAATTCCTTTTCAGGATCTGGCAGCGCGATCAGAATTTTATATCCCCTCGGATCAGGCAACTGATTCGCCTTGCGAGACTCTTCTGTCTCGATTTCTTTTACTAATGCTTCCATTAGGCTTTCCTTTGCACTGGAAAAAGCGTCCAGAGTCGCTTGCACCGCCTATGCGGCGTTATGATTCTTCGTATTTCGCTTGTAGGTCGAGTATTTCTCGCTCCGTTATTGCTAACCCTTCAATAATACCACAGCATTTTGAATACTCTTCAAAGTTTTTGCAACCCCCGCCACTGATATGGTCGGCGTGTTCGTTCATCTGAAGCCTGATAATTTTCCGAATATGCTCAAACAGGTTGTTCTCAGAGAAGCTACTCACGCATAATATCCTTCATAATCTCAACGCCTAGCTTCGCGCCTTCGACTTGTTCCTTTGAGGCGATGCGTTTGCTTTCTAGCTGACCTTGGTCGTTGTCTTCAGAGATCCTGACCGCCAATTTAGCCTGCTCAAGCTGCATTTCCTGACTAAGCTTCTCTTGGTCTAGGCTTGCCTTCGCCATCGCCTTCTGAGCATCAAGCTGCATCCTTGCCTGCTCCATCATCATCTTGCCCTGTGCTTCCATCTCTTTAAGCTGCAACTCTCGTTGCTGCATTTGCACCACAGGGTCTTCCATCATCTGCTGGTTTTGCTGCATTTGCTGTTCTTGCTGGTGCTTGCCCAGCAACTGAGCTGCCGCTGGTGCGGCAAGTTCCGCTATCCTGAACTCGATGTCTTCCGGTAGCTCTTCTCCCGGTATTGGCAGCTTGGTTCCCAGCTCTTTCTCGATCTCCTGACGATACTGGAAGGCAACGTGTTCCTGCACATGAGCGAAGAATACCCCCTGAATCATGCCTGCATCGGGGGCTTGTGCCAGCAATTCCTGCATCTTGGGGTCTTCCATAGCCGACATGTGAACCTGTATGTGGGCCTCATGATCCTGATAGATAAATGCCTTAACCGGATCGCCGGTAATAATGTTCATATTCTCGGAAACAGGATCTGTCGGCGGTATATCGTCGTCTGTCGGAACAATCTTGTCTGCATCACGAATGTTTAGCACTTCCAGCATCTGGCGGTGCAATAATGGCAGGTCATACATCTGCGGGGCCTGCACAGATAGCTGTAATGCCGCCTGATATTGCATAATCCGCTGGGCCATTGTCCCTGAATTGGGGTCAGATACCGGAATAATGTCAACTCTGTCGTCAAAATCCTCTGAAACAGGGATTTCGCTGTCCATAACGTAGGGATACGTCTCTGGCCCGAAATCTCGCACCAAATTTGCTAATAATTTCAATTCTGAGCGCATTGAGGCGTGTAATCTGGCCTGAACCGCGCTCATGACCTTCATTGACCGCTCTAAAATAGCCAAAGTGGTGCCAACCGGCGCTTCTGCGTTCATATCCGCAACTTTTACGTCAGCAGCAGAGGCAAATCTCCGGCCTTCGTCCACAATATTGCCCAAAAGCTGGTACAAAACACCGCTCGGCTCCTTATACGGGAGGAAGCTGATGTTTTCCTTGATGGTGCCGCCGGGAACATCCACATCTCGGAACTCTCCGGGCATAATTGGGGTGTCATCACCCTTGATTCGCAGACCTCTGGCCTTCAAACCACCCGGAAGGTTGGATAAAGTGCCCGCATCGACCAGTTGCCGGAGCAATGAGGTCGCAGACTTGGCTAATCCGCCGATCATATGGATCAACCCGAAGCCATAGAAGCCTAATCCGGGGATGTACTGGTAGTGAACGAAGTGTTCCCTCTTGTTTTTCATGGGATCTTCTTCGTACCAGTTGCGCCTGACCGACAAAATGGCACCTGATGAAAGGTCAATGGTAACCACATAGGGCAAACTGATCCCTGTTGGCTCACCGTCCTGTGTATCTTCAAAGCCGGGGAGGTCTAAATCAACCAACATCTCCAGCAGGGTGTGCCTTGAGTCAGCTTCATAGCTGCCGTTGTCGCCGGTTAGTTCGCTGTACTTTTCTTTGACTCTGTCCGGGTCTGAGGATGCCGAACCCAAGTCGATGTCCAGATAGAATCCTGAGACCTGAAGCTTCCGAATATCATTCGGACTCTTCTTCATGACATGGGTAGCCCGTTCACAGGTCGCCAGATCCGGGGCACCGTAACTGACTACGAAATCCTCGGCAGGGACAAACATGCTGCACGGTCTGCCCATTGTCGGGTCATAGTAGACCTTCCTGAAAGCAGATCCAGCCAAAGGCAATGAGAATAGCATCCGCTCTGTTTCAGTGCGGTACTCTGTCATCTTCTCTGTGACAAGATAATTCAGGTAGTTCTGTACCCTGTGGGCCTGTTTTTCTTTCTCGGCATCAATAACACCGACAATATTGGTTCTCACAGGGCCACTGGCAGGGAATAGCTCCTGTATCGCCTGAGACTGAAACCGGATCACTGCCTCAGTTAAGAGGGGGTGGAACACACCACAAGCCCCATCCCAAGGTGTCGTCCTGTCTTCATTCTTGAGACCAAGAAGTTCAAGTCCGTCGATATAGGATCTTTCCCAATCTGAGCGGCTTTCCTTGTCAGTCTTGAACTGACCCACTAACTCAGATGAAATCGAACCAAGATCTCTGGGATCTAGGAATTCTGCCAGATTAGCGTTGTGGTCTGCTTCCAGATTGGTCTCTTCAGGGCCAAAGTCAATCAGAATGCCGCCGTCCTCTGTTTCAAAAGAAACCGAATCTGGGTTTTCTATCTCTATTTCTATTTCGCCCATGTCCTGCCCGACAGGCGTGGGTGTTCTTAGGGCGCGGTCAATAGCCATTTAGCCATTCTTCCCAAAGTACTGAGTTCTTGCAGCACCGCTGCCTCTGGCGATAGTCTTGCCGCCATTAGACATCATTTTTGTTTTTCCACCTTTCATCATGCCTTTGGTTTTGCCGCCTTTCATCATGCCTTTAGGCTTAGCCATGTCTCTTTTGAGAGCGCCAGTAACGCCGCCGTTAGCCATCATTTTGGTACTCATTCTGGCTTTGCCACCAGCCATGTAGCCTTTAGTCTTTTTCATCGTAGCCCTCACTGTATAAGTTATTAAATACCCTAGCAGTATCTTGAGTGTACTCCACATCTTCTTTGGAGTTGTATGTGTTCTGGTTTGGCCTAAAATCAGGCGCACCCTCTCCTGCCTCAAACCAAGCAGGATGAGTCACTCTAACCCTGTTATTAGGCAAAGCAACTATGTTCCCAGTGTATTCACCCGCATCTAGAAGCTCAAGTACATGACTTTGCTTGTGTTGTGCAGGATCATCAGCTACCTCACTATTAGTGTAGTCCACTGTAAAATAATACTTAGCTGGGTAAAACTCTCCATCAACTTTGGCAATCCAAGGTGCAGGAGAAGCTCTTTCTATCTTGTAAACTGAATGGTCGTGAGACATGCAATCCCAAGGCTGTACCGCCCAAGTTGGCATGGGTTCAGGCCATTCTTCATAAGGGGTGTCTGCTACAAGTGCAGTAATAGGCATTCTTGCCCACATTGCCCCGCCATGAATGTTTTCTTGCTCGTCATCATCGTAGGTCTCTGCCCCGGTAAATATTACCTGAAAGCTTAGACACCTAGACGGCATCGTTGTCACAGCAACTGCCATCGCATGAAGAAACTCTCCATGATACTTCTGGTTGTTGTGTGTGTACTCTTTCCTTACCCAGCACTTAAAATAGGGTATGTTGCTCTGCAAAAAAGCCACTAGTAGTATTCAGCCCGTTTTGGATAGAACGGCTCATCTTCTTCGTCAGAGTTCAAACGAAGGAACCCTCCCTGCCTAAATCTAAGCAGCGCCTGAGTAGAGGAGTCAACGAGGTCGTCGTGTTCCCCAGCAGGAAAAGCCGCAAATTCTTCGATCACCTCCTCTGCAAAGCGGGTCTCTGGACACCAGACAATGCCAGAAGCAAAAAGATCTGATACCGCATTAACCCTTGATATCTTGTCGTTGCCCCTTGAAGGGGTATATTCCCCTACCGGGATGCCCATTGCTCTTAACTCGAAAATAAGAGGTGTACCCGCCGCTTTGGCTTCAACGATGCAGGCATCGGGTTCAAATTCCTTATACATCTCCATTGCTTGTTTTTTAAGCTCTGGAAACTCCAGCCGTTCCTTGTAGGCATCCAGCAGGATAATGTTGGGTTGGGTGGTGCCGTTATCATCGGGTTTGTAGAAAACACCCCATGTGGTGCAGGCAGAGTAGTCAGCCCGCTGGGTTTTTAAGAAAGCGGTGTCCCACGACTGGATAATAAACTCACAGGCGGGCGGTTCTTTGTGTTCCCATTTCTGCCACCACTCCCTTTTGACCAGTGCCCCTTCTTCTGATGAGGGGTCTTGCTGGTACTGGGCATTCCATTTGGGTGCCGGAAGTTCACTTCTTAGTGCTTCCAGCTCCTGTAAAGACCAAAACTCAGGCCACAATGCGTTGCCAGAGGGCATAATGGCGGGGAACTCGATCACCTCCCAGTCATCCATCCCCTCTCGCTGGACAGATGTTTTAATAATCTTGCCGGTCAGGTCTCTTTTATGCCAGCGGGTCATCACAATGATGATCGCCCCTCCGGGCTGGAGCCGCTGCCTTGGCCCTGATGTGTACCAGTCATAAACCTTGTCGAAAACAGCAGGATCTGCGCTTTGGCCTTCCTGTTCACTATGGGGGTCATCTATGATCAAAAGATCAGCGCCCTTACCTGTAACAGCGCCACCAACACCAATAGCGAAGTATTCCCCGCCTTTGCTGGTACTCCAGCGCCCAGCGGCCTTTGAATCTGCCCGTAAAGCTAGTGCCGGAAAAATATTTTTGTAATCTTCACTATCAACGAGGTTACGAACTTTTCTGCCAAAGCCGACACTCAACTCTGCGGTGTGGGCTGTCTGGATAATCTTTTTCTCTGGGTACTGGCCCAAAAACCAAGCCGGGAGCAAGTAAGAAGCAAATTCTGATTTGGTGTGCCTTGGCGGCATGTTAATGATCAGTCTTTTAAGATCACCCCTAACAACCCGCTCAAAGGCATTTGCCATAAGCTTGTGATGTCGGCCCTCAATAAAAGCAGGCCAGACATGCTTAATGAAAGGCATAAAACCATCTCTGGCTTGCTCCTTTCCTTCCGCAACTTCAAGTTTACCTAAAAGCTCTACTACATGACGCTGCTCGGATGGAGGCAACCCCGCAATGTTCTTTAACAGAGCAGGATCTAGCTTTTCCGATATCCGCATTAAAAAAATCCATAGGTGTCGCCATCAAGAGACTATCAATAATAGCCTGAACCCTTATAGACTATAAATAAGTTACGCCCCCAAGGCGTAAACTTATATCAGACTATTAATATTAATGGCCTATGAAAGCGTAAGACCATTACTTGGTATTATAGCATATTAAGGCTATTGACAAGAAAATCAATTTTTTTTAAAAATTTTTTAGAGG